ATTGTTGTAAGCATAGCCCATTGCTCTGTAAGTACCCGAAAGGTTAGAGCCTGTATCTGCTGCATACTTTGCATCTGTATTTACGGCAGCACTGACCGAAAGACCAGAAGGTCTCAGATCGCTACCTGCATATGTACTGCCATATACAAGTCCAGAACTAGCTATATTATTACCCATATGGGAGTCTCTTCTTCTGGCCCAAACATAAGTGCCAACAGCGCCAGCGGCACCAACATCAATAACCGCTGGGTCAGCAAAGGCTACGGTGCCGGTGCTGGTAACTGTAGGGACTTGTCCTTCTGTTCCTGAAATAGTCGCGTAGGCCGACGACGCATTGCCAACTAAGATTTGGCCCTTTGAAATTGCAGGAACGGCGGATACCTGCGCGGCTGGTACTGCCCATGTGGCGGTAGTTCCATTCGACAACAAGACAGAGCCTGTGGCACCTATGGGCAGCGTAGTAGCCACGGAGCTGGAGTTACCGACGACAACGCTGCCCTCGGCTAGGGTGCCCACGACGGGCAGTGTGCCGACAAGGTTAAGGCTGGCTGTGGATGCGGTGATGCCGTCAAGCACAGACAACTCGGTAGACGTGAGACCCGTAGATATGCCCGAGAGTACGTTGATCTCGAACGCCGAGGCACTGATGGCACCGGCAAACGTGGCGGCGGCGTCAAGGGCCCCGTGGGTGGCGTTGATGGCGCCAGTTACGTTGGGGAACGTTGCTTTCACTGCACCTTTGATCAGACGAAAGTGATCGTCGGCTTGGGCGAGGCCATCTGTGGCTGCGGGGTTCGCTGCGTTGAGATCGTTGATATACGTGGCGGATTCGAGGGCCATAGGTGGCTCCATTTCTTGGAGGTCGAGGGCGAGGGGGGCAGAGATGCTTATGTTTTCGTGGGGGACCCCTGCTCAAAGAGGCCTAACAACAACAACAACGGCGAACCCTTTACCCCTGTTTTTGAAGTTGACATTGATTACAGGGGTACGGGGGGTCGAATGCAGGCAAAGGGGACCCGCGATGCGAGGTCATTGATCTAAGTCATTGATATTGTTACATATGTGATGAGGGGGATAATATATCCCTCGCGGTTATGAGGCTATGTTCACTGGTAGGAAACATTAGATTACCATTAGGAAAACTTATCAGGCTAAGTAACATTCTTTCGTGTACGGATTGGGATATGACATATAATTACGCCAAGAATAGACGCGGCGTCCCTCATACTATGCTAACGCATTGGTTTATATCGACAAACAATCATACCAGCGGAAGCAACTACCTGCTTCGATTTCTCAGATGCCCAAGATGTCCGAGCAACTCACGTAAACTCACGTCATCTCTAGTCACTGCGTCGTCTTTGTCTTTATCTCTAGCTGTTCGCTGAAGATGTACTGACGTCAGACTTAGACACAATAGAACGACAGACCGTGTGCTTAAGCCTCAAAGCAACTACAACGTGGGAGATCATTGTACTCACCGAAGCTAAGTCTAAGCACACAAGTCTACGTCTGATCAGCCTCATCAGCCAGTCAAACATAGCAAGGTCTGTCGATCTATTGTCTCTTATCAAGGGTAACATATGTGGTGCGACGCCACCCCCGTCTTCTCTTTATCTATAGCTGTACCCACAATTCAGAGTTGTGCTATGTTATACTCTAGGTTGCGCTATATACCTGCGACACAAAGTGCCTTGAAACTGGGCATCGGAGGTATTATCTTAGGTATGTCGGCGGCTCTGAACAGAGCTAATGATAGTCGAGGGTTGGCTAGGTCTACTCTTCAGCGGAGTCTTCGGTCCACCTAGTGGATGACCAGCCTTCCCTCGCACCTCACCATCTTCAGTCAGCCACGATGCTGCGCTCATCCTCAGTAAACATGCGCTGCCATTCGTCGTCAGTAATCCCCGACACAAGGTACTCACGATCCGCAGCACTCAAGTGGCTCATGACATCTTGGATAAGTGCGCCAGCCTCCCAGCGCACCAGTTGTTCTTTGGTTACATCGATGTCGAGGTTACGTGTGATCCCCGACACCGGCGATGTTCTTTTGATCTTCATCGTTATCCAAGCCTTTCCATGATGTACTCACGCAGCTCTGTACGCGTTATTATGCCCATGCCTGCACAGACTGGACAGACGATGTACGTTGCGTTGGGCTCACCCGAGCTGTCGAAGACAGGTGCGCCCTCCTCGTATCCCCGATCACATTGCGACGAAGGGCAGGGCACCGTGTCGCTAGTATTAAGCGGCTGAGGATATATCAACGACATCACACACACCTCCAGCACACGCGAGTTCTTGAGATGCAGTGGTGTTGTCGATGCCCCTCTCAAAGTCAGCCAAGCGGGACCAGTCCACGCCCTTTGGCATATGCTCAAGCAGGCGCTCGTACTGCGCTGGCGTGATATCTTGGTACGGTGCCTGCTCATAGGTGTGGTCGGAATGAGGCAGGAAGCTGATGCCGCTGACTAGGTCAAAGTGCTTGAACACCCACCCGCCAACCTCGGGCCACTCATGATCTCTCACGCTCACAGTGATGCTTGGCTTGTGACAACAGAAGTTGGTCTGGTATTCTAACCACATCTCTAGCTGTTCAATGGCCGTCATATCATTGCGTGTGATTGCCTTGTCGGGAGCTTTCATCGGGAACGAGAACACAGTCGTGGTACTACCATTGTATACACACGGGGCGTTGGGAAAGCCTGCGTCACGCATCAGTTGAGTGACTGGATCTTTGTTGTCGCCTCTCACGGTCCTCACAAAGTATGGCGAGTGTCTCGCATGTATCCCTGACGCCGAGTCAACAAGGCTGCTCACAGTCCCCGAGGGCTTGACACAGGTCACAGCCGCCGCCGTGTTAATGCCCATCTTTGTGGCCCACAGATGGTTGGTCGTGATAGCCACGTTGCGGAGGTGTCGAAGCAAAGCGCCGAGGCCATATCCATTGAGCCCATTGGTGTACGGGTTGTCCATGATGCCTGTAAGGGAGACGCCAAGAAGTGCTTCCTTTTCTGTGTTCTCCTTCCATATTGGTCGAAGGTAAGGAAACGACGTCAGCGTGGCCTGCACGGTACCCAAGATCGTTGCCAGCCTGATCTTTCGCTCCAAGTCAGCCGGTGTGTCGGTGGCTCTCACAACGACCTCTGTGAGGTTGCAGAACTGACCGCCTGTCGCCGGTATACCTTCGCCTACTTCGATCTTCGTGTGTCGCCCCTCGTTGACACGAGTCACCCCAAGCTCGGGGGTGCCAAGCTCCTCTGCGTGGGCGTCTGTCAGGCAATGCTTCTGCCCCAATAACACGATCTCCGAACATGGATTTGTGCCGAAGTCATTGCGGTGATTCCGTCCTATCATCTCTGCATGTCGCCGCGCAGCTTCGCGATTGAAGATGCCACGCTCACCGCTCCCTGACTTAGCCAGACTGAGCCACTCTTCCATGAACTCAGTGCTCGTAGGCGTGTGCTCATAGGCCACTGAGTTGTTCGCCAGAGCAAAGTGCTGGTTTTCCTTCCACCATTCGCCTGACTTCGCAACGCGCATTTCTTCGTCTCCGAGATCGCTTAGACTGATCAAAGCTGACCGGCGCACCCCGCCACATACGACCACAGAGCCCACCATGCAGATCAGGCTGTGTACCTCGACAGGCGTCAGTTTGCGACCTTCTGCGTCTTTGAAGATCTTGACTGTGTGATGGAAGAGCTGGTTGAGTGGCTCAGGCCCCGACGCACGGCCACCAAATGTCTTGAGCGGGGCACCGGCAGGCCTCACACGGCTGAGATCCCAGTCAGGCTGTCTGCCCATCCACAGTAGATTGATGAGGTCTTGGTATGCGTAGGCCCAGCCCTCTTTGCTGTCCTCGACAATGATAAGCTCACTACCATCAATGATGAACGGCGGAACCTGTGGCAGGCTGTCCACGTACTTCTGTTCACAGCTAAAGCCGACACCAGTTCCGTTGAGTAAGATGTACAATATCTCGCTGAACGTCTGCGGGTGGTCGATGGGCGTATATGAGCAATTGAATCCTGCAATGTTGCTTCGATCAAGCGCAGGCCCCGCAGTCATAAGAGCCCGCATAGATGGCATAATCTCACAGCTCAAGATCGCCTGCTCAAGCTCTTCGATGACAGCCACGTTCTCGGCCACTCCTCCAAGCTCTGTATAAACCACGTTGTCTATGTAGCGAGCTACGGTCTGCGACCAAGTTTCACGCTTGCCATCAATGAACTTGGCATAGCGAGACGTGTGGATGAACCGCTGGAACTCGGTAGGTAGGTAGTTATCGTTACTATTAGCCATTGATTGGTCTGCCTTCTAATTGATTTAGGCGCATGTCGATATAGCGACGGGCCTTGTGTAGGTCTGTGATTTCGGACTCTTCTTGGGTCATGCCGACATAGTGCTTGCTGCCTGCCCTAACGACGTACTTGAGCACGTTGCCGCGCCAGAAACTCAGGCCGTTGCCCATGATGAAAACGATGGGTTCGATGGCCCACTTTGCATAGTGATCCGGTGATTTAATGATGCTCATCTCTTCGGTCCCAGCCCATGCTTGTTACGCAAGTATCTCTCGTCTCTCTCGCGCTCTTTGGCATCAATGACGTGGCCGCAGTTGGCCCTGCCTCGAGCCGTGAGCCGCCACATGCCCTCGGTGATCGCAGGCTCAATGAAGTCGCGCATCTTGAGGATGTCGAAGATGTGTTCGACGTGACGTTTGACGCAAAGCTGGCTGGTGGCGACGTTGGCTACCGTGTCTCCCAAGTGATCCATGAGCAGCATGTGCTCGTAGGTCCTCAGAGCGGCCTTGTGGACCGGCAGACGTGCCTCTTTGGTGGCTGCGGTCAACGTGTGCCGTGGCTCAGGCTCAGGGCGGTAAATCTCCGCTTCATGGGCTGCTATGAGCTGCCCGAACACGGTCTCTTCGGCGCGTGTCATCGGGGCCTGCTTGGAGCCATTGTTTCGGTAGCTAAACAGGTGTTTCCAATAGCCCGTCAGCACGACGCCCTTGAGCGGGTGGGCCTCGCCTTCACCGAAGTGTTTGTTGTGTGGTTGGCGCATATATAGTGGATCAAGTGTCATGGCTCGGTGGCTCCCATAGTTTAATCGTTGAGGTGTCTTGGTCCCAGTCGTCGTAACGAAGAATGCGGGCGCACCTCGCCTGCTGGAGGGCGTCGGCGGCTGTCAGCCCCGCTTTGAGATATGCGGCAACCACGGCATCCCACGTCGGGTGAGGGCCCAGCACTTTGGCGGCTGTGACTGCTCCGATCTTGGGACAGCCGAAATAACCGTCAGTGCTGTCGCCCGTCAGAGATTGCGTGAGGAACATCCGATCAGCGTTGGCCAAGGTCGTGTCGTGGTGCTCTCCTGAGACAGGCCTGTAGAGCTTGGCAGGCAGCGTGAGCATGTCTTTGTCGTCGCTGACAATGATGCCCATGCTTTCAGGGGCAGTCGCTAAGATGCCCATGATGTCATCGGCCTCGAGGAACGGCTCTGAGTGCCAAGAATATGTGTCCTGAGCCCACTTGACCGCAGCCTTGTACCCTGTGGGCTTGCGTACTTTCTTGCGCCCACCTTTGTAGCTATGCAGGACCTCCTTGCGGAAGTTTTCGCGGTCGCTAAAGCATAGGATAAAGTTGGCGGTATCGAGGGTTTCGCAGACGTCTTGCAGCGTCCTTTGAAAGATAGCCTTGGCTTCCTTCAGGTCAGTCTGTAGCGACCAGAGATCGTCGCCCCAGTCTACCTCCTCCTCGGCGGCAGCGCAGGCCCTGTACAGGTAAAGATCCGCATCAATCAGAAGTATCTTCTGACTTAGTAATTGATCTGAGTATTTCATCGAGTTGTTTCCTCAATCGTATGCCTGATTCAGTTATTATCCAGTGATTTCCCCAGAGTTCGTTCTCTGGGTGCTCATCCCGAGCCGTAGTTAACCAGCCCTCCGACGCGGTCATCGCGACGTAGAATGCACCCTCTCTGGCGAACCTAGATTTTACCGAGAAACTGCGCCGGTAAG